TAGATTTAACAAATAATTGTGGAAAGAATTCATCTCTTGTTGCAAATCGTTGTCCTTTATCAACACCTCTCACCAGGAATTGGTTCCCGATTAGTTGAACATTGGTGTAAAAGCGTTGCGACATAAAACTTAACAATAAACGTTAGTGTAAATACTATACGACATAAATAATAATAGAGACAAAAGAAAAATGGCGAGCATCTATCTTATCGAAAATCTACTCTCTAACAAAAAATATGTAGGGCAGACCAAGCAAAGAATATCACAGAGAATTTACCAACATTTTAAGCAAGCGGAGAAAGGAACTATAACACCATTATACAACGCTTTACGGAAATATACAAGAGAAGATTTTAAGATAAGTAATATAGAAAATGTGCCGCCAGAACTTTTAGATGAACGAGAGCAATATTGGATTGAATATTATAACTGCTATACGGAAGGATATAACTGCGACAAGGGGGGCGGCGGTATTACTGGATATAACCACTCCCAAGAAACGAAAGATAAAATGTCTGCCTCACATAAAGGATTACCATCGCACCGAAAAGGTAAGAAAGGAATACACACGGCAGAAGCAAACCGAAAAAGAAGCGAAACCCTTAAACAAAGTTATAAAGACGGAACACGCAAGCCACGGGATTACTCTGATGTTAGTGGGGAAAATAACGCCAACTACAAAACGGGCAAATACGTAGGATGGTATGCCCGTTATAAAAAGTAATAAAGAACTTACTCTTTAGTAAGATCTAAATATTTTTCCAGTAAAGTTGGAGTAGGATCCACCAGAGTAAGAATCTTATCAGAACTCATCATGAATATATCATCTTTAGTCACATTAAGCAACCAAGGTTCTAATACATTATCTCCTTTAATAATAAAAGGATTGATTAGTTTACAATCTGGCTCACCAGGAACCACTGCTGCAATTTCTGCAATCTCACTAATCAGAAGTTGTTGGCTCACTAGAGTCACTATCTTCACTGTCTTTGTCATTTCCTACTACATCCTCCAAATACATTTTTCTTAATTGGTCTTTTGGTTCCACCATTGTTACTACCCAATCAGCTGGAACAGGGATCTTAGGATCTGCTGAGAGGGGCATCCACGGAAACATAGAAATCTTATACGCAGATTTCTTGTCTGGACTTTCTTCACCCTCTCTCAATTTAATGATACAAGGTTTATCGAAAAAATATCCAACTATTCTTCTTTCAGTTTCTTCTCCTACAACCATCTCGGTAACATCAGCAATGATGTCCTCCCCAGATTTTAAGAGTACTAATTTAGCGGTCATAATAGATATTTACCTCCTTCTATTATAAGCAAAAAAAGAGAGTCTGTCAAGACTCTCTCTTCTTCTGAATTTCGGCATCTACAATGTCTTGCAGTTTCTCAAATTCTCTAACACGGTCAACATCTATAAGCAATTGAGATAGTTGAGTAACCACTATGGGTTTTTCATTCGGAGCAGCACATCTAACTGCTGCTCTGAGACTACCCTCTGCTTCAAGTAGATGGTCTAATGTTTGTTCGGATAAAGCCATAATTAAAGATACTCTTTACGAGCGTGATGTTCTGGTACTATCTTATTTAGTTCCACGGTTAATAATCCATCTTCAAACTTGACGGATCCCACCTTCGTATCATCGGAGACCGTCCAGACTCGTTCAAAGGAACGTTGGGCCAATCCTTTATGGACAAATTCTCCATCAACTTTCGATTCTTCTTTTCTGCCTTGGACAAATAGTTTTCCAAACTCCGTATAGACTTTAAGTTCATCTTTCTTGAACCCCGCAAGGGCGACTTCGAGTTTCGACTCATGATTATTCAATTGTATTAAATTATATGGTGGATAATTTGATTGTGGGAAATCTGAATTAAAGAAACTATTCAGATAATCATCCATCCCTATGCTGTTCTTGGTAATCTTATCAAAAAGATCTGGAAGATTTGCAGCATGGTATCTTGCTAGTGTGTTCATGGTTCTCCTTATTAAGCGAGTGTAAATTGTGTACCCCGAAGGCGTACACTACTAATTATACAAGTTATCATTAAAAAGAGGGGTGTGAAACCCCTCCAAATTCTATTCGGTTTTCTGAACTTTAATCTAAAACTAATCGACACTCTCTAATACAACTCTTGTCATCTATTGCACAGTCAGTAATACACTCAAAATACTCTGTGACTTGATCTGTTTCTTCCTGGTTTTCCTCCATTGTTAACGGCATCCATGCTTTGAGATTATTATGCGAGATTAAATTGTGCATTTTACCTCCAGTGTACTTCTCATGTTTTCATATTAACACAAAACTATTTATATGTCAAGCACACTTCTTTTAGAATTTAGTAAAGTTACGTATCTTCTGCAGGTTTAGTCTTCTTACCGATGTTATATTTCTGTTCTAATATCCAATCACCCTTATCTTTATAAGATAAAACCTTAATCTGATTAAGAGGAGCAATATCAGTAACTACTTCATCCTTAACTATAGTGATGAGGCCCCAATCCGCAAGAAGACGAGTAATTCGATTCCTACGTTGAACATCATTACCAGTAAGGTTAGCATGTTTACCATCAAGAGCAAACAATTCCTTAAAGTGTACTATGTAATATCTTCCTTGCTTATGCAAGATGTGACATGATTGATATAATTTCTTTTCTTTACGTGATGCTACACCAATTCTTGTAAGAGTTTCTCTAACCTTTAGAAAATCATCAGGTTCATTTAGGGTCACCTCTACCATTTGGGCTTGCGACCACTTTACTTCAGGTTCAGTGGTAGTCATGTCAATCCTCCAGTTTCAAGTCGTTGTTTAATGTAATTAATTTGTTCAGGGGTTAATATTTTCAGGGCATTAGATGCCTTTTCGTTACTATAACCATAGTATTGTTTAATGATTTCGAGGTCTGTGACTTTATCCTTACGGAGCCAGGGACTGAATCTCTTCTTTTTCCTAAGTGTATTTAGATAAAATGAATATTGCATGTCTTTATCTAGGAAAGAATACTTATTCATCTCATTAGCATACATTATACAATCAAGGTGTCCTGATAAACAACGATTAACAATATAAGAAGGATATGTTTTTATATCTTCTGATAAATCTTCTTTAGTAAAATTAATAGAATTTAACCAATCTTTCAATTCAGCCATTATTTTTACCTTCCTCCTCACTTCTATTTTTAATGATGATTCGATTATTTTCATAATCTGCAACAAATTCCAATACATCCTCATGATCCCAGAGGAGTTCCTCATAGAGAGCATTAAGACGATCCATGTCTTGCCATAGATCATTTACGTGTTCAGAATCTAAACTCATCGTATTATTTGAATGTTGTCATCTTCTGTCCAGAGTTCGACCTCAGTTCTGAACCTTCCTTCTTTTTTAAGTTTCTCATAACGTTTACCTGCTTTGCGTTTCCACCAAGATATAATGTTATCTAGGTAGAATTTATCCCAGTTTTGGCCACGTATTAACTTATCTTGCTTACCCAGTAACACTTCTCTAACATTTCCATACCCATAATCAGATGTATAAGATCTCTTCTGTTGTGTAAGATTAAATGCATTCTTAATTACACAATTAAACTTTTCAAGTTTTTCAGTCTGACCATGCTCTCGTAGAGAATTCCTAGTCCAAGCAATCATCTTAGTCTGTCGTTTCATTTTCTTAGATGAAACATAACTAGGAGTTACAGGTTTACCATTATTCAAACGGGTAAATCTTTTATGAAGTAAATGAAACACCTCATCATGAAGTAAGAGAGGAAATTTACTATCAGTTAGACCTTTATACCTTATGAAGGGTTTAAGACCGTCATACTGCGATGCAGAGGTCGTAGAACCGTACAATGAAGTGGTCTCAAACCATCCAATATCTTTCTTAAATACTTTATTCAAATGCTCTCTTGCAAAGTGAGATACACACATCAATGCAAGAAGTTTCCCACCCAAATAATTATATCCAAAAGGCTGAGAAGGAACAATCGCAAATCCCATACAAGCATGACGATTGAATATAGAAAGATTTGCTGGTTGACCTAACCATTCATTCCTGGGTTTAGAATTAATAGTGGGAGAACCAAACCTAATAAATCCAATTATCTTCTTACTATTCTTCTCATATACTATCCAACGTAATTCTCTACCAGGAATATTCTTCTCAATCACTGCAGAAGAAGTTGCAGTTAAAAGTTCATGATAATATGCTTGAGGTACAGACTGTTGAAATCTCTCTCCAACAAATCTAACCTCAAAATCCATATCTTCAGGATGAACATCCTCATTGAAGAACTCATCCTTCAAAGAAACTATAGACTTACCTCTTGCATTAACTGCTGCTTCTTTAGTTATCCGAATATAATCTTCAATAGTATCAAATCTTTCAAAATAATTAATAAATTGATCAGCAGCCCATAAAGCCTCTATTTCACTAATAATCATAATCTAAATGCAATTGAACTGCATCTTCAAAGTTAATATAAGTTGGTTGATGAAAATTACAATATTCATTAAAGGTAATCTTCATCTCCTTATGGGTTAGTTTACAATGCTTTGCTGCTTCTGGCAAGTTCCATTTTGCTGAGAACAACATCTCCATCGACTCCCTAGTCTCAGGTCTCATGCGATTGTTGTTTCTTCCAATGTTCGATGAGACGCTGAAGTTCTTTAATACGTTCCTCAGCTGTTTTGATTTTTTCTTCTAATGGTGTCATTTAAAATTACATTCAACCATTATTTCAGTAAGACATGCTAACATATTTATTTCTTGATCCGCAACAAAAGCGATTTGGTACTGGTACTTAGCAAGAATAAGAACGGCGGCAGGAATAGAATTAGGGACCAAGGATTCGTAAAGACTATCGTAAATACGACGAAGTAATACAGAAGGATCGTTGTCCAAGTTATTGACACACCATTTACGTACTTCCGCAAAGTTCTTCTCTTTGAGGTTTTTAATGAGATCATTTACCTTTACATCACTAAAGTGGGCCAGTATACCAGTATCTATCTTACCACCAACAGAGTATCTCTGACACTCATTAAGAACTCTTCTCCAATCTGGGAAGTGCTTATTA